GTTCCACGCTGGGAGGTATATGGCAGTCTTCACCCCCAACACTCTCGCATCTACTGGTGCCGCAAATGCTGCCGCAGCTGATGGTTTGTATCGCTATATCTGTGACATACGGGATGGTGTGGATTGCGAGTTCGAACTTCCTTGGATTAGTAACTTCAAAATGCTTCAAACTGATGGAGTCACTTGGGGTGGGGGGATCATACCTTCTACCCTGGGAGAGTTTAGTGTCATCTGTATTAATCCCCTTGTTGCCGGAGGCACTGTACCCACTACCATCACAGTGAACGTTTATCTCGGGGGGAAGAACATTCAGGTCGCAGGGATGAGGTATCCAACCACCGCACCGACGTATACATCTGGGCAGTCTACATCTCCATGGCCCACAATCACACAAGGACCGCAAGATTTCGGTTGCTCTGCTAATGATCAAACGGAAGCCTCCTACGGCAGCTCGGAGGTTATCCGCTCCTTCCGTACGATGCTTAAAACGCACACTCCCTGGAGTCCGCAGCTCTCCATTGCCGCAAACCCAGCAACAAACGCGTCCACTGTCAATTGGGCTATCATTAATCCATGGCAAGTGCACGCGGAACGCGAGAATTATTCTTCTGGTTTTACTTTGGATAACTCGATGTTGACACAAGACATTTTCTCAAACATTATGGCTTTGTTTGCCACTTGGAAGGGTGGCATTCGCCTTAGTTTCGTGACGGATTCAACTACGGCTAAACTAGCGTTCCAATACCCTAGTATGGATCCCGGCAACAATTCAGACATTAAAGTTAGACTCATCTCTGGGTCAAGTTCACATTGCTATCCCGGTGGCTATACTCACACTAGTCTTCCAAATGAAAGCGGGACCGAGGTGAACTTGCCTTTCATCTCAGGTCTTAATGCCGCATTTACCCATGCTACTGCAGGCAAATCTTCCAACAATTTTAGCGCAAATGGTGTGCTAGCATACAATAATCGGTTAGCGGTTACGAATCAAGATGCTGCTAACGCAGCCACTTTCTTCATTACCCGTGCAGCCGCCGACGATTTTCAAGTCGGTTTGTTTGCTTGCGTTCCTTTTTCGCGCCCAGCCAATGCTTATACTGGTTATCGGACTTATTCGACTCCTAACGGTGTCGGAGATAACTCTGATTGGTGATGCTGCCGCACAACTCCTCGTATATTATCGAAAGATGATTATGGGGTTGGCGGTGACTTCATCACTCAGTCCGTTTCCAGGAGCTTTGACTCTAAAAGCTCAGTCCATGTTATGATATTTTC